TCGCCCATCACCGTAGCGGTAAAAACATCCGACATAATTCCCTCCTGCGGTTGCAAAAACTTTTGCATTAATCCAGACTTACAGGTGGTTTGTTACCCCTGTAAAAAATGGAGATCACTATGATTACCCTATCCACCGCATTGACCCGGTATATGCTGGAGGATCGTGCCCCCGCTACCCAGGATGTCTATCGTCGCGTATTGAACCGAGCAGTCGGCTTTCTTGGTGCAGAGCGAGGGGTAAGCCTGATCAGCAAGGAGGATATCCTTCTCTATATCCAGTCGCTGCGTGCTCAGGACATTCTCTACGCCAACCATCCCCGCCGGGCGGCTGAAAAAGGCCAGCTCTCCGAGAAGACGGTGGAGAAGCATGTCAAAACCTTAATCACGTTTTTTCGTTGGTTGGTGGAAAATGATTTGCTAGAGAAGAATCCGTGCGACCGTGTTCACCTACGACGGTTCAAACGCGAGCCCGGCAGTTCGAAGGCTGCCACGCCGGACGAATTGCAAAAAATGCTGCGCGTAGCAGAAGCGAAGGCGGCACTGGGGAGGCCCTTACATTTAGCGGTGTTTATATTTTTATGCGATACCGGCGCGCGCTGTGGGGAAGCTGCCAGCGTGACCGTGGGTGATCTGATGCTCGATCAGGGATATTCGTGGTGTATCGGGAAGGGAAATAAGGAGCGACCGTTATTTTATGGCGACCGGACAGCGGCGATATTGCGGCTCTGGTTAGCCCATCATCCAGATCCGATTCCATCCGCGTCCTTGTTTGGCCTGGCCGGAGACTCAATCTCGCAAGTCATCAACCGCCTGGCGAAATCGGCTGGTATCTCACGCCCGTTAGGAGCTCATGCCATTCGACACCGGGTGGGGCAAGTCTGGTCTTCAGCGAAGATGAGCGAGCAGGCGACTCAGCTCAAGCTCGGTCACGACAGCCCGACAATCACTATGGAGATGTACTACAACACCACCTACGATCATGTCGCGCACGCGAGTAGAACGCTCTCCTTAGCCGCCATTTATGGCGTTCCGAATGAACCCATGCACATCACACCTAGATCGGTGTTGCTGTATCGCAAAACAGGTTCATAAGGTGCAATCAACAACTTCATAATCGTAAAGGTTCCAAGAGGCCCCCGGTTCAAATCCGGGCGCCCCGACTGGTTTTTTACCCCTTTTGAAGTTGTTTTGCACCCTATGGCGCAATCAAGATAGGGTCTATGAAGTTGTTAATGTGCAAGTTCAGCCGCTCGATGTTTACGCATCGAGCGGTTTTGTTTTCCAGAGACGGCAGTAGGAATTATTCTACTGCCGTTTTTTTTATCGACTTAAAATCATGCTAATAATCACGACCAATCCCATGACAATAATAAAAAACAAGCCACAGGCCGGATCGTCTTTCGTCGCCGGGTTGACGTAATGCTGCTTTCCCTTACTCATCGTGTCACTGTGCCAGGAAGAATACCTGATCGAAACTGACAATCATACGGATCAGGCTTACCACTTCATCTACTGGAACTTGAAGGAATAAATAGCCGCGCAGTGTATTCCCGCTGTACGCCTCTTGCTCGGTAAATTTATTGGGCTCCATGTTAAACCATGAAGTTTCATCATTTACCGCGCCCGAATCACTAACCAGCGCCCCGGCCATCACATCCATCCACGAGCAGCTTTCATTCGGATCTTCGGTCTGGCATTGGTATTCGATATCCAGCGCGACAATTCGCATTCCGGCTTCAACCGTACTGTATTGATCTGTCGGCGTATACGGATCAACCACGCCAGCAATCCTCACCTGTCCATTATCGAACTGATAAAACGTATTCAACGGCACGGGATTCGTGCGCTGACCTTCATCTACAGCAGTCTGACACGAAAAATATAAGGTTGCGAGTGTCGCTTCCACTTGCCGGATCTGTTCGAGCGCCGCCGCTCCTGTTAGGGCAGTCGCCGCCGTTAATCCGGCCTGGGCATCGGCAATCGCCGCACTGATCTGCGCATCGTCGCACAGTAGATCACCGTTCTGTGCCTGGACAGAACCAGACTCCGGCACGGCCATCAGCACCAGCAGCACAACCAACAGGCTTACAAGTAGGCGTTTCATGGGGATACCCTCCTAATACATAGCGCACATATCCCCAATCCTACACCCAATCCACAGTAAGAGGAAAGTTACATTCATCAGGTTAACTTGTTAAGGTGCTCGTGCGATGCCCCGCCGCTACTCTGCCTTCGCGTGGACGTTTTGACGTGCGCGGGGAGGTGTGTGTACACTAACCTTCGGGCGCTGTGGTTGCGACACAGCGATCCAGGCCGTCGTAGTGGCTGTCACACTGCGACGGCCACCGTCTCCCCCGGTTCGGTTTCCTTTCCAGAAACCGGGTGACTACCCCAAACAATATCCGATTCCAAGCGAATGCCTCTTTTGGTTGCCCATTCGATTAAAGCCTCACGCACTAGGGCAGCAACAGGGGCTTTTCTGGCATCGGATTGCCGCTTCAGGGCTGTATCCATTTCTTCTGTCACAGTAATTATGATTCGTGGCATTGGCATTTCCTATAGAAATCGAACTTATCCTGAGTATACAGCTTGCTATCATCCGATGTCAACTTGTTGACAGAGTGATAGCACTCGATATATAATTATAAATGTCGGCTCTAATGAAGTTCATATGAAGGAAGGATCATCTCATGAAAAAACAACTCTACTTCTCCGTCATGGCCCCCACTATCACCTACACCTGCGCCGCTGTCCGTGATGCCCACGAAAAAGCGTCCGCTGGCAAAGTATCCGTAGGCTGTCCCATTCCCCCACGTCAACCCGCCCTCGAACTCGACCCGGCCAAAATCGCGCAGGGCCAGGCCGATGTCAACTGGCTCACGAATGTCTTCTCTAATGCGCGTCTAACGAAGGGCCGATAACTCTGTCAGCCCGTGCTATCCTAATCATATTGCAATAAAGATTGCAGAAAGGAACCTCATGAACGGCAACGGCAAGAACGGATCAGGCAATCCCAGGCTCTGGGGACCGATCACCCCCATTTCGCGGGATGAGATTCCATCCTCGCGACCAGCTCCTTATCACGCTCTCTGGGTCGATATCGTTCAGCGTATCAAACTTGCCCCGGATGATTTTGCATTCCGTATTACCTGCGATGATTTACTCACAGCCGGACATGTCGCGGATTCCCTTCGCGAATACGCCGCCCGGAACTATCCCAAGGGCACGTTCCTGATCCGCAAGGTCGGCACTGATGTTTTCGTCGCCCGTGGCGAGAACTACCCAACACCCGAACCTGCTGCCGCCCCTGTCATCGATGAAGACATCGTGCCCGTACCAGATCCCACTCCCGAACCAGATCCCGAACCCGTCCGTCGTCGCGGTCGCCCGCGCAAGTCTCAGCAGGAGATATAGCATGGCAATCCCGCTCACTCCACTGGAAGTTAGTAACCCCGATCTGGCTGCCATCCTACTCGGCACACCGCGCGAGTCGGAAGGCACAGGCCAGCCCATGATCGAAATCGCACCTGGAGAAGAACTTAGCGGCGATGGTGCAGGCGAGTCGCTTCCCGACGCTTCCGCCGAGTCTGCTCCCGACGAGCCCGAAGCCAACGAAGCCGACCTGATCGCCAGCATCCTGAACCTGCTGGATGAATCCCCCGACCCCCTTACCGACATGCAGATCGCGCATAAATTGAATGCCAGTCCTACCGAGATCTGGCATTTCACTCATCACATTTTGCGTGAGCAGCTTGTCGTCAATCCCGGTAGCTCAGCGGACGGCACATTCCCGACATATGCCAGTCGTAAACGCGAGCCCGAAGCCTCCACCCCTGCCGCCGAATTTGCCGCTCTGGTCACCGAATCCAACCGCCTGGCCGCCGAAAAAATCCGTGCAGAATTTCACCAGGGCGTTGAATCTATTGTTCGCCGACAGTCCTACAAAGCCGCTCCCAACTGGCGCGCCCGGCTCAAAGAATTGCGCGCCAAGTATCCCGATCACGCCACCCCACCCGAATATGCCAACCTGCCCAACTGGACGCGCCACTACGGCACATCTCAACATCTGTGGAACAATCCGCACACAATGCTGCACTCGCCCGAATTCGCGCTGCTGATCAAATCGAGATCTGTTGCTGGCGTGGATGGTTTCATGTGCGTGCTGGAAGGCAAATATAAAGCTTCTGCTGGCGGCCCGGCCCGCGCCGCTTATCACGCTGCCCTCCGCCAGCAGCGCCTCGCCGCCCATGATGTTGCCGATCTGGTCGAAAAAGTAGATCGCCAATCGCGCACTCTCTGCTCCTATGAAAAGCAGCTCTGTGAGCAGCATGATCGAATCAACCATCTCGTCATGCGCAATATCGGGGATCGAAGCAATCTTATCGCAAGCCATAACCGGGCAGCAGCCACCGCACAGAATCTTTTTAAGGATCTGGATATCGTCCGCGCCCGCCGCGACAACTGGCGCGCGAAATATGAGGCGCTGCTAGTGTCCGATGATCTGTGGGTCACGCGCTATAACGCGCAGCTCGCGGAGATTGAATCGTTGAAGTCCGAAATCGCAGAAATGAGAGCGGCAGCGTTAGGCGTATCAGTGGAGCAGCTTCCCGGCCTCACCACTGACCACGCCGACATCATTGAGACCGCCGCCGCCATTTCCTAGTATCGCACATTTGCAATCTTATTTGCAGTCGTATGGAGGTATTACAATGTCCGTCTCAAGTCCAGTCACCTGCCCGCGTTGTGGGCATGACAAACCCATCGGGGATCAGTTCTGCCCCGACTGCGCGAAAGAATCACTGCCGGTCGAAGTCACCGTAGTCCTGGATCAAATCGACCCGGTCACCCCCGAAGTGACCCCCGTGGCGGGATCTGTCGCCGTCACGGTCGAACCCGCCGAAACCGCTGCCCAGACTGCCGAATCGGCTCCGGCCCCTGCCTCCGAGCCAATCCCCGCCGCCACAACCGACCCGGAACCCGCCCTCGATACCATCCGCTTTGTCAGTTACCGTGTTAATGTCCATGACAACGCGGATCAGATCCAGGCGCAGCGCCAGATCTCCGAACTCGTCGCCGCTGGTTGGCAGATCAAAGGTATAACAGGCGATCTTTGGGTTACCGTCCTGCTCACCAACCTGCCCAAGCAGCAGCCGCAGCGCCCGGAACGCGAAGAACGCGCCGCCGAACGTGAACGCCCGGCCCGCCCCGCCTTCGTCAAGATCCCGCGCCAGGAAGAAAAAGGCCCCGTGAGCTCATTCGTGCTCAATGGCATCTCCCTCAATCACCTGCCCGACGAGATCGACCTGGAGTCACTGACCTCCAAAGAAGCAACAACCCTGTTCACTCAGGGCAAAATCTCGCGCGAAGAGTTTGATGATGTCTGCAACCGCGAGATCAAACACGCCGCTCGGCGCGGCTACGAATCCGTCGATAAGTTCACCCCGATCACCTCACTGAAGAAGGGATCTCGCCGTGAGCCAGCAGCCTCCAAGTAACGACGAGCAAATTATTCAATCGCTCTCCCTGGTAGATCAACGCGTCAGCGGCGTAGTCTCAGCCGCTGGCGAGGACTACGAAGCTATATGCGATTTGATGGATGATTTGTATGAGCAGGGTGTGAATCCTGCCTCTCTCAGCGAGATCCAGGATCGCACCAATGCGCTGGCGAACACAAATCAGATACTGGTCGCCGCTTATGAATCGGCGGTCGAAGCTGCTCGCGTTATGCGTCTCCATGCCGATCAGCTTGCCGATGCTTTAGAGCGCTACAAGCAGGCTGTTCTCGATCTTGATCCTAACCTGCCCGAAACCCGCGCGATTTATCAACGTGCTTGGGATGAGGCCAGCATCACCATGTACGAAGCCGCCTATCAAACTCTGCCTGGCGAAATCTACATGAGCACCGGATTAACCGTTTCTCAAGCAAAAATCCTTCTCGATCTGATCACCGGTGATGGTGGTTTTATCGACGAGAGCGATCCTATCTGGGACGACCTCGCCGCCTGGATCGAGCGCGCGGAATCTGCAAGAGATCAAGCTGAAGATGACTATTTGTCTAGCCAGGAGGATATGTAAGCCATGACTACCCCAACCAACGAAACCAACGATCTCGATCTCAAGCCGCTCGAAGAACAGCTTGAAGAATCAACCGCACTCGTCGCCCCATCCTACGAATCCATTGGACAAACGCTGGAATCGCTCTGGCAGGAAGGTGCAGACGAGAGCCGGCTGACCGTCATTCAGTCCAAAGCCGACCAGCTGGTCAACGTGATCAACAGCCTGAACAAAGCGGCGACGATGGGCCTGAATACGGCCCAGAAAGCGCTCGAGCAGCGCGATGCCGCTGTGTCGGAACTGGAAGACCTGCGCGACGCCGTGATGTGCGTCGATACGGATAACGACCTGGTATCTGAACTGGTCGATGCTGTGCTCGAAGACGAGGCCGAATATATCTATCAGAACTTCGACGAAAACCAAATCCAAAACATGGTGGATGCAACGCCCCTCGAATGGACTGATGCCAGCTTTCTCCAGGATGTTTTATTCAATACCATGCTCTCCGATGAATCTCCCCTGTGGGATGAATTTAAAGCCTGGATGATCAAGGCTCGTGACGAAATCAAGGGTAATCGCAACTGGTACAACGTCAAATTCAGTTTCGAGAGCAAGGACTAACCGCCATGTCCCGCCGGGCAACATCCACCCAACGCATGGTTTATGGCGCAATGGCGACTCAACTCGACCGAGTCAACGCCGCCAACGCCAGCCAGCGCGTAGCCGAACTAGAACAGGAGATCGCGCGCTTGCAATCTTCATTGCAAACCGCGCGGGAAATCATCGAGCGGCAGAATAAATTCATCGAAAACTTGCAGCAGCCCGCCGATCCTGCTCCCGCGAAGCCTCTCCCGATGGCCCAGGTTGCTGGTCGCCCGGCTCCGAACTTAATCTACAAAGGCCGTGCAGCGACAACGGCCAAGCGCGCTTCTGATTACTATAACGTCTCGCCATCGACCGTCATTCGACGATTGCAGTCTGGCAAAATGGCAGGGGAGCAGCTTCCTGATTCCAACCGTTGGATTGTCTATCTCGATTGTGATATTCCGCGTTTTCAAAAGAAAGGACGCAAGAAATGATCGAATATCCGTCTGTAGGTTCGCTCGTTGTCGTGATGCATGACCTGAAGGGCCGTAGCAGCGACGTGGTTATTCCCGCCGATACACTGGGCATTCTCAAGGCCTATACCACGTCAGTTCTGGTGCAGGTCGATTTTGGTCAGTTCATGGGGGTTAAATTCGTCTCGGTGAACGACCTCGTCGCGCTGGATATCCCGGCCACTCAGGACGCTTATCCCACGCCAGGTCAGACATTGCTGGATCTCTGCCATATGCTGATCAAGGCAAATCGTAATATGGCCTGGGAACTCACGCAGCTCGTGCATCTGTCGCCGCCTCGCCTGCACAAGACGACTTATCGCGATAACTAGCCCTTATACGCCGAACGGGCGAGTCAATGCCGACTCGCCCGTCCAAATGGAGATGTATGTTTGTATGAAATCCACTGCACCCATCATATCACAACTGGACCGCAACCTCAATGCGGCCATCCAGGATCAACAGTCCCGCACGCTGGCCGCGAAGAAGGCTGCACTCTATGAGTCACATTTTGGCCTATGCCCTGACGCTGCGACCGCTCGCCCACCAGATGAGATCATCCGTCTGCAAAAGCAGCTTGCTCGGCTGCGCCATAAAATGCCGCCCTTGGGGTTGCTCCACGAAACCTATGATGAAGCATTCGCCGATCCGTCCTGGTGGGCCAGCCGTCCGGCCATCTGCCCCAGTTGCCCGCCGGATCTGGTTCGTTCGCTTTGGCGCACCATCCGCCAGATCGAGCAGCATATCCGCGATCTTGATCGCGCCCGGCGTGGGGTGCAGCGCATCCCGTTACACCCGCGTCCATCTGTGCCGGTGCTCCGTTCTCAATCGTTAATGGTTCTATAGAAAGGAATCTACGATGAAGGTAGTGATGTTTGATGTTGAAAAATTACTGACTGGTGCTCGTATGGCGACCCTGACCCCTGCCACTACCGCCGACCGCTGCCGCCCTGCACCAGAGGATCAATGGTTACCCCTCGATGCTCTGCCGGTGGGGAATCAAGCGGCAGTAGTGAGCCATTACGGCAAGCACACCAGCAAAACGGGCGGACTGATGACTATCCGGTCGCTGGCGACGAATCGCACCTACACCTTCGAGATCACGGCGATCCGCCTGGTGCGCGCCAACGATCTGACGGTGGACGAACTCGCAGCGCTGGGCCATGACGACCGCTCCAGTTTCGATCTCGAATTCGGGGATACGCTGGGCAACCGCCGCTGCTGGCTCCTGTATCTGACACCCCCGAATTTCCGCCCCAACTAGTGATGATCAACGGCAGCCGCAAGCTGCCGTTTTTGATTCCACGAACCCCCATTTTTTAGGGGTATATAAACATATATATCGATATATACTTTAGATAGTTAAATATGATGTTCTCCGCAAGGAGGGCGACCGGTAACCAAACCGAGACACGCGGACCACCGCGAAACCAAGGGTAGGTATCATAAGCAGAAACTCCGAGTGTCACCTCGGAGTTTCTTAGAAGAAAGGAAGTTTTACTATGGGTCCGTCGTCTGGAAGTGAGCAGCTTCACCGCGTTGTTTTAACTCTCCCGAACATCGGAGAGGAGGATAACGCCTGGGTGGACATCGCAGGCCTGACAATGGCGAGGTTGTTCGGTGAAGCCCAGGGGCATGAAGCCGTGTTCCTGGAACTCGACGAAACGACTGGTGAGGCGGTTTTTCGCATCACGGTAGTAATCGTCGCCTTCGCTCCGACAATCAATGCCAGCGTCCAGTCGGTGCTGGTCAACCTGATGATGTTGCTCGTAAGCGGGACTTTAAATGAGAACGTGACCGTCGAAATTGACGGTACGCCGCTCTCGTTCTAAAGTCTCACGAGGCCGCAGCGCTCCCTGCGGCCTCACTTCCAGCAGGCCACTTCCTAAGATCAATTATAATGGATAGCGTAGATGGAGGGTATAACCAATGGCAGTCAAGCAATCATTCAATTTAACAGAAGATCAAGATGAAGCCTTGAACGAATTGATTCACAAGTCCGGACTCCAGAAGGGTCAGGTGATCCGGCGTGCGCTGAAGAAGCTGGCCGAGGAATATGCCGTAGATTGGCCCGAAGACCCCGCGCCCGGTCGCCCGTGGCCTAAAGAGCGCGAGTGATGCCCATCAGCCCCGCAAGGGGCGTTTTTCCCCTCATACGTGAACATTTGCTCTGTAATCTGGTACAATAGTGGCATCGTTCACAGAATTGAAAAGGTGACGTGTATGCCGAAACCAAAACACAACGATCCGAGTCGTGAAATACGAACGTACCCATTTCGAGATCCCCCCCCGTCTAGACGAAGTACCACCTAAAAACCCAACGCAGACTCCACAGCAGCAGCCACAAAACCCGCCACCACCGCCGCCATCAACGACTGACAAATAAACAGCAAAACGCCCCCGTCACTGGGGCGTTTTCAGTGTGTCACTGAAATAAATATAAGACCGGGCTTTCTTTATTGCACGTATACCTGCGCCAATTCCGCCAAACGGCCCCGCAGATTAGCGCGCGGCCATGCCGACAGTTCCATCGCGTCATACCAGGCAGTTGCCCAGAGCACCGTGCCGTTCACCCTGCGCACATATCCCGCGATATCCTGAAAATCAACCAACTGATTCCCATCACCGGCAGCAAACTCGGTGATACAGACGGGCAGGCCTGTCGGTAGATCGAGCAGCTCGTAGCGGTAGACGGTGTATTGATTCCACGAATCATAATCCGCCAGCCCCGCGTCCGGCTTGACCGGGTAAGCATTAAAGCCGATACATCCACCAGCATCCCGCAGTTTGATCAGCACCGGGCGTAAAATTTGACTCCACGCCAGATCGGGCGCGCCAGAATTGAAGACTGTCGGCACAATTCGAGGCACGCCCGCCGCCCGTGCACGATCTACAATCTCCGAAATCCAATCGCGTAAATACTCGCCTGACGGCCACCAACACTCATTGCTGATCACGAGCCACGTGTAAGTCACCTGCCCCGATCCAGCCATGACGGTAGACCACCACACCCGCGCGCTGATCTCCGCTGGATGTGTATTATCTGGACAGTCTCCGACCGGAGCCCGCCACGCCACCACCCACCCGGCGCGGTGCAGCGCGCGAGCAGTGTCAGCATCCCCATAAACAGTGGCGGCAGGTCGCACCCCTGCCGCTGTTAATTGATTTCCGAAGTGGACTAGTTCGTCACGGTTTGCGCCGGGTCCTGCCCAGATACCCCAGCTTGTAGTAAAGCCGCATTGAGCATCCAGGCCGATAGTGACAAACGCGCTCGATACCCACCCGATCTGGGTGTCAGTCCACTGGATCTGATACCATGCCACACCACTCACGACTAAGCGAGACTCGAAGGCCAGGATATCATTTTTATGGACCTGACCGAGGATTGTACCTCCAGGAGTGGCGCGCACATTGAGAGTGTCTGCCGTTACCGTGCCCCAACACCGATCCGCCGCTGGCGTTGCCGTCGGTGTTTCGGTTGGCTTCGGCTCCAGTGTCGCCGCGACAGTCGGCAGTACGGTGCTTTCCAGCGTCGGGCTAGGCTCCACCGTGGTCGGTCCAATCGGCAAAATCGTATCCTGCCCATCAGCACCGCGCACCACGACCCCCACGACATAATCCCCGCTGCCTACCGTCGTATACGGCGACGCGGCACCCCGCCAGGCCAAAACCAGGAGGAGCGTGATCAATGCCCCGATCAGCGCTCCTGGAATCTGCCGCCTCATTTTCCGCCACCACCGGGCACGGCTTCACTCTCCGGTTCGCCATCGGTCAGATTATCGAGTGCTGCAAATATCGCTCGTCCCCAGGTCGCGAGCTGCGTAGCTGTAAGCTCGATTCCAAGGGTTTTTGCGAATTGCACAAGTATCGCGATGCTGCCCGCCAAATTCGCCAGTTGGATGATGGCCGGGTCCGTAGCTTCATCGAAATAGGTACTCGCCTGTTTGACACTCTGATTCGCCAGGTGCCCGACTCCGGTTTGCCCAAACGCCACCAGCGCCTGATCAACGCCCTGATAGATACCATTCAGCTTGGAGATGGACCGAACCAGCAGCCCCACCAAGCCAACCAACAAGGCGATCAGAATAAACAACCCGATTCCAAAAAGAATCTGTACACTTTCGTTCATGGTACGCTTTCTCCTTTACTAGGGTCGGCAGCTTCCGCCGCCGCTTCAACTGTCGATAGTGTTACCACGGGTGGATCGCTGGCCTCAGCCGCTTCCGGCCCGTGCAGAGTCCCGGTTTCGCGTTTTTCGAGGGCTTCCAGCATCGACCGTAGATCGTCAAGCTGACTCTTCTGCTCGTCGCGTTCGCGTTTGACCTCGGCCATTTGAGTGATCAACAAGAACCGTTCACCCTTCAGATCGCGATTCTCTTTTTCGAGTTCGTCAATCCTTCGGGTCAAACCGGCGATCTGCTCATCCTTCTGCTGCACCAGCGTAGCTAATTCACCAATGCGCGCTTCGAGGGTTTGTTGGCAGTCCACCGCCGATTGCAATTCTTTTTGCAATTTATCCAACGCCTGGGTATGCAGCTCACTGGTCGTTTGGGCGAGACGTTTGTTCTTTTCGATATCGTCTGCCTGCGCATTCATGCGGCGGTTTAAGTCGATCCGGCTGTTCTCCCAGCGTTCCCGCTCGACCGCGTGTTTCAGACGTTCCTCGCTGGCAGCGGACAGCTCTTTATTGAGCTGCACCATCGTGTCGAAGAAATTGATCGTCGTCTGGCTGTTTTTGCTATTGGCGCGCGAAGTCCACGTTAGCGCGCCGAGCAGCGCCAGGATCACGGCAATCACCCCGCCGATGACCAGCGCGACTTGCCAGGGATCAACCTCAAAGGTAATGCTGCTTAAAAACATGATTCCCCTACTACTCTCCGGGGCCGTTAGGTGTACAATACGATCAAACCGCTGTCGGTGGCCCCCCCACCGGTGGCGGTTTTAACTGCCGACCAGGGGAGCGTAGTGCCCCCATCGATCCGGGTAAAGCCGGATCACCTGACGCATCACGTCGCGCCATGCCAGATCAAACGCCACTGTGCCATCACAGTAGATAAAAAGGGCAATCTGCCATTCCGTGGATGGCTGTATCATCCGGTCATATTCCACCGTGATCCGATCCACATACGCCACTTCGCGCGCGCCAGTGGTCAATTCACTGGCGATGGCCTGATAATCCTGACCGCTGATATTCCACGTCAGACAGGGCACTTCTTCCGCCGCCTGCCCCTGCACCGTAGCATGGCCCATCCCAATCAGGGCCAGCAGCAACACCACAATCAAAATCGAACGTTTGATCATCATGCCTTTACCACCTCATCACTCGCCGGGGAGAGAAATCCCCGCAGTCCGTTGCTATCAATCGCGCTGATTCGTGCCCGATACGTTCCCGCCGCCAGCGCCGTCAGCGGGATCGCGATCTGCCGGATGTGAGGATCAGTCCCCGACAGTGTAAAAACAGCAGTGCGATTCACCGCCCCAGCGAAGCCCAGCAGCAGCACATACGCCTTGGTGGGGGGTGTCTCGAAATACACTGAGATCACGAACTGCGAATTGATCGTGATCGTCGGCTTCTGCGGCGCTGGCAGGCGTGCCCCGGTTGTCAGCTTGTCCGACATCACTACCTCGCTGCCATTGGCTTGCATATCCTCCAGGAACGCCTTTAATACATGCGTATCCAGTGCCGCCGCCAGCGTAGGATACTGCGCGCCATAGTCCCGGATCAGGCTGTTTAGCAGTTGGGCTACCGTCATGCTGGCATACCGCCCCACGCCGATGTAGTTTTCAATCGCCGTGCTCAGCCCTGAATCCCACAGCAGCAGCAGGAGATCCTGCGAGATCACCCGCGCTTCACTGTCGGTCGATATAAATTGTGGTATCGTCGCCATTTAGCCTCCCTTGATCGCTTGTGTCACTGCCCACACTTTGATGGTTGCTTCCACTCGGCCACTGCACGCCGCCGACACGGTGAAGCTGGGTCCCGTATAGCCGGGCACGTTCTGATTCCAAGTACCGGTGATCGTTCTGCCCCAGGATTCCATCTCGATAATATGATCTGCGTAGACGCCGTAGCTGCTGCCCAGGATGATGTCAGTAATGTCGAATTCTTCATCAAATTGGCTATTCGCATTACTCGCGGTGAGCCACGGTCCGCTGAACGTAGACGACACATCGACCCCATCGATATACAGGTGCAGCCCGGCGGGATAATCTGGCCCCTCCGCCACCCCGTACCAGTATTGCAGCAGTGCGTCCGTGCTGGCGATGCCATCGACCACCGCCGTAGTCACTGGTTTATAAGTCACCAGGCGCAGCTTAATCCGGGTAAGATGCATGATGCTGTCATCGATGGGCAGCACGAAGCGCGCTTTATGGGTCAAAATAAGCGTTCCCCCGGCGCGCATATAGGAAAGTGAGGAATTTATGAAATCGTTGTAGGTATAGTTGAAGGTCGTCGGGTACGGCTTCACCTGCACATTCGCGATGGACACACTCTCCATCGTCCCGACAATCGAGTCGATCAAATCGACCGGGCCCCGCGCCAGATTACTAAGCTCCAGATCAATCGAGGGACTATCTCCCAGACGCTCGGTCACGCGTGTGATCCAGTAGTCGGTGTTCGTGTCCAACCACGAGACTTTATTCCCGTCGTTGTCGTAAACGTACCCTTTGTACGTCAACCGGATTATCTGACCGGGTAACAGCGTGGCGAAGGCTTTCCGTACCACGCAGCTATAGACCGTGTGCTGATCCTTGTGCAGCAGCAGCCACGCCACCGCCGCGTCATACAGCGCATTCGCCGCGTTGGTAATGTCCGGAGAACTATGGCTGAGGGGTGAGATATCCACCGTGAATATTTTTTCGATCTGCCCATACGCGGTAATGCTGGTCGCATCCGAGAGATAATAAATCGTCCGTCCGTCTGGCCCGGTCATCGTCTGCACCTGGTACGGATCGGTGTTCGGCGTGGTCGTCGTGACCTTAAAGATCGCATCCGTCCCGGTGATGTCGGACCAGGATGATACATACGACGACATTATGCCGTTCGTAAAGGTGGGAGAGCTGCCATCCGCATACCACACCACATAATTGGTATTGCTTTGACTGCCGCTGGTTTCCAGCGCGATTCGCACGCTTTCACCTGCGGGTGGCACACAGGACGGACTGAATGTAAATTCGATCTCGCCCGGCGAGGTGCTGAGTCCACTGGTGGCGACCGCCGCGCTGGTACCGTTGCTGTAAAGGCTGTTATCGCTGGCCTTGAGCAGCTTCACCGTCAGGTTATCCGTAGGCGCGCCCACCTTCGCCAGCCGCAGCGTAGTGCTGCTGATCGGCTCGCCATCGGCCACAAATGTCTGGCCCAGTTTGACATTAGCAACCACGGCGCTGGTAGTAATCGTCAGATATAAATCGGTTGTGGAAGCTGCCCAGGAACCACCAGCGTCAGTCGATTGAGTACGCGATCCACTGGCATACACACTGGTGGTTGTGCTGTGGATCAGCCAGTAGTTGTTCGATCCGAGTCCCGCATTCGTGGGTTTGAGAATCAGGTGGTAGGTTGTCCCCGCAATAATCGTAGGCCCATTCGTGACCGTGACGGTATTCACGGCACTGGCAGTTGGGGAATATGTTCCTGTACCTAATACAGAACCCACGTTGCCACCGCTGTCGGCACAGAGTTGCCATGTCATTGTGCCTGGTGTCCCCGTAGTGGCCCCGTGAGAATCAACAAACTGCGAAAACGGCCCGGAATTAGCGGGTGTAAAGGTTTGTTTCTGCCAAAACGTAGTTCCACCAGAATTACCCACGATACGAGTCGTGCTGCCCGTGGTATCAATAGTCGTCAGCCCACCCGCGTAGGCTTCACCTTGTAGCTGTTTGGTGGTATCCGCATTCACCGCTGGATACTCGGCGGGCGTGCCGATCACATCCTGCCCGCGCGTGGAATGTTCCAGCGTCAGCGCCGCTTCCCCGCCCGATCCACCGCCCAACGGCACAATCCAGTTCGCGATCTCCTCACTGTCATACACCCATCGCAGCGTGTCAATCAGCGCGACATCATTGTTGTTTGCGAGGTCTTCCATCCCCGCGTGCCCGGCCTGGATGATGCGCAGCGAGGCTGCGTCCCCCAGGGCCCCCAATTCGATCTCTTTCCCGGTGCCTAGCCGGAAATGCAGCCCTTGATTTTTCGCGACGCTTTGCACCGCTTTGAGCACGCTTGTGCCATCGAAGCGCGCATAAATTGCCTTATCATCAGTGATGGTGCTGGTATCGGCTGTCCAGCCCGTGGGCAGCGCCATCAGGCCATCAACGACCGTGCTGATCGTGTCCCCGTCGTAAATTCGTGCGAGCAGGCAGTTTTTATCCTGCAATTCTTTCATAATGTCGGGGCCGCTGGCTGACATGGCCCACCCCGAAGGGCTTTCCTCGCCGCCAATCTTCTCGACGATTCCATAGCCCACTTCGCGCTTAGATTCATCCGCGCCCATCACCCCCGTGATTGTCATGCACAGATCGCGCGCCGCGTTCATCGACCAACCCAACCCGTTCGCGCTGGAGGTAAGTTGCCCGTCCGCATAGGTACTGGTCGTATTGCGCTTGAGACGATAGGTTCCCACGACTCCATCGTGATAAAACACAACCCACAATCGGCTGTCCTTATCAATTGTCGGCCCATCGGCGAGATTAATCGTATTTAGCACATCCGACGTCGGCATCCACTCCCCGGAATAATACAGGCTGGCGGGAGCAGCACTGCCCGTGTAGATAAAGTACCGCATCGGCAGAGTCGGCGTAGGAATCGTCGGTCCCATTTCAATCGTAAATTGTTCCACCCGTCCGCCCAGCCATAAAAACGACTGTCCAAAGTAGGGAGTTATACCACTAAGGTTGACGCTTTCCTGCGTCGCCGTGGGGATAACAATCCGGTTCACCTCGCGCGGCTGCTGCGCCCAGATCCGTGCCCGCCGTTTGTTCAGCAGCAGGTCCTGCACGCGCTTGTCTGTTGCCGGAGCCGTAAACGAGACTTCGCCCGCGCCATCGAGCACGCGCGTCACGCTGGCCGACGCCAACTGAATCGGCCCCTCGCCCTGAATAACCCCTGCTGCGTTTTCGATATCTGCCCAGATCTGCATATCCGCTTACCTGTAAGTGGGAAACCAAGTGAATAACACCGTCGCGGCGTCGCCCGCATTCGCGAAGATCACGCGCACGCTGTTTGCGCCGCTTGCCAGCCGGAACCAGGATGGATGTTCGAAATCAAAGGCGCTGTATCCATCGACAGTATCCCGTTTGACACTCTTGGATCGGCAGTTGATGATCAGGTTTTGCCCGGCGGTCAGCGTCCCCGTCCAGACAACCTCATCCATGACAACACTGCTCACCAGCCGTTGTATTTTGGGGTTCTGGCAGGTCTGCCCCACCCCGCACGAGACAGTGATGAGCGGCAGTACCATATCGTTCCCTGTAGGGGTGATGGTGTCATTGGTCTGGGTGCCGCTAGCGGTAACGCTGTCGCTGGCCTCGTCCAGATACCAGTGCGGTTCGCTGGCCTGGAAGGTGATGCTCCCCGACTGGAACAGGTCCGTGTGTTTGCTGAAATCGCGCGGCAAATTGATGTTGTTGACTCGCGCATAACACCAGCGCCACAGCGTTTCACCCTGCGCCCGAAAATAGAGTTTGCGCTTGCCCAGCGCGGGCAGCGCGTACACAGCATCAATCAGCGCTTGCATCGCCTCTCGTGTGGACGAGACCAGGATGAAGCTCGCCCGGACCTGACCAATTTCGCCCGGCGCTGGCTCCGATCCATACTGATCATGCCCGCCGTTGACTCCGGGCAGCCGCGTTGTTTGCGGAACCATATCGCCAAACGTATGGCTAAAAGGCCGGACATTCGGAAACGTATAGGTATCGAACTTCAGACCGACATCAGCCATTGTTTACGACTCCTCCGCCACGGCTGCGCTGTGCTGATTGCAGGACGCGCCGGATCTGCTGCGCGGCTTCGTTGCCATAATCCTGCGCTTGGGGATACTGCCGGATGGTTTCCGGCGTGATCGACACCTCGATCCGGTCAATCATCACCATCGGCCCGCCCAGCGATCCGCCCCCACTCGAGGGAATGAGATCCGCCGTTCGCGACGACAGCGCGCCCAGCGCCATATCCACCGAGCCCATCGACCCCAGGCCCAGCGCCAACCCGGCGATCATATTCTGTCCGTACCCCTCGAAAATCTCTGAGGGGGAGTGAATTTTGAATGCGCTTTCCATAATCATTTTGACGTTGGCCGCCATCGCATACAGGGTGCTGTACAGCGCCGATGATTGCGACTGCACCCCGTTGATCAACCCCTGCACGATGTTCATTCCTACCCCGAACATCGGATCTACCATCTGTTTTCCATGCGCGGCGATAGACTGGACCATCGCGCGCATCTTCTCCATCACCTGCCCGGTTTGTGATAGGCCATTGGCGAGGCCCTGCCCGATGTTTTCACCAAAACCCTGAAAGACTGTTGATGGCGAATGGATACCAAGGAAATCACCCACTTCGTCTTTAATGTCATTCGCCAAATCACGAGCCGCGTCTATGGCTTCCTGACCAAGATCCGACAGTCCTTGTTTAATGCCATCGATCAGCGCCTTCGCGACATCTTCCCCAAATGACAGCATCGACGGCACCAAATCATCGGTGACGAAGTTGTAAATAGCTGTCAGAAAATCTTCGAGCGCCGGACCAACCTGTTTGACTAGGTCATCTGCGAACTGCATAAAGGCATCGACGATACCAGGGATTTCAGCGGTAATTGCCGGGATCAGTTCTTCGAGTATCCAGGTAAGCAGGGACGCAATGAGTTCGCCGAGGGCTACGATCAGATCGCCGATCATCGGTCCTACCCAGTCGATGAACGCCGCCGCCCATTCGAGCAGGGTGGCAATGATGTCGGGAAGTACTTCGAGTATCCATCCAAGGATCGCCGCGATAATGCCGGGCAGTTCGAGGATCAAATCACCAATGAGCGGTACGATCCATCCTAAAAACGCACCCGCCCAATCGGCCAGTTGCGCCAGGATAATCGGACCGTTGACGACAATCCAATCCAGCACGGTTGTCGCAATACTTTGAATGGTCGCCAGGATGACCGGGATCTGCGGTCCAATCCAGTCAATAAAAGCATTGGCCCAGGTGATCAACTGCGCCGCGACTTCGGGCGCGGTTTGCATCACCCACGCCACCACCGCCATCGCAATCCCCGCCAGCGCGGCCAAAATGACCGGGATATAGGGCTGAACCCAATCAATGAAGGCATTGGCCCAGGTTTGCACCTGCGCGACGACTTTCGGCGCAGTTTCTATAATCCAGGCGACAAATGCATTCAGGAGTTCGCTCATCTTAGCGAGGATGATCGGGATGTAGGGAGTGACCCAATCAATGAAGGCCATGCCCCACTCCACCGCCTGATCAGCCACGCGCGGGGCCATCTCTTGCACCCAGGTGATGATCCGCTGACCAAAGGCTTCGACCTGGTCCAGAATTGCCGGACCTTGTTCCTGGATCGCGGTGCCAATGCTGCCCACCATGCCAGATGCGCCCGCCGCCGCGCCGGACATATCCCCGCCCATCAGGGAGGATACGATCCCGCCAATGTCATCGCGCACAATCCCGGCGATAGCCGACAGCATAGTAAACAGTGGTGCCGTCACCTGCTGAATGCCCAGGAAGTTTTTGCGCCAGGCCACATACAGCCCTGCCGCTGCCGCTGCGATGCCAATCAGAATCAACCCCATCGGCGACAGCACGAATCCGACCACGCTGCCCACCCAGCCGATCACCGTACCCACGCCAGAGATCATCTTGCCTACGTAGCTGATAGCTTTGCCCGTAGTAAACAGCGCCGGACCCAGCGCCACTAAAAACGAGAGGATGCGCACGATCTGTGTCGTTAGTACCGGGTTAACGATCACCCATTCGGTGAGAAGGTTGACGAATTCCGTCATCTGGACAATACCCGGCTTCAGATGTTGGTCAATAAAAGGACGAAGGGCCTTAATCATCAACGTTTCAAGGCTGCCTCGAAACGCTTCTGTCCGTCCATTCAGCGTGTCCTGTCGGGCCGCGGCCACCGTCGCCGCGTCCTGCTGTTGGACCATCAGCGCCGACATATCGCCCATCGCATCCGATGACGTCAGGATGGCTAAGCCTTGCTGCCCATACGCCCCGGCCAGGGTGCGGATCGTTTCGATCTGCTCCTGTTCGGTCATCCCGGCCATGCGCTCTCGCAGCTCGCCCATGACCGTGTTCAGTGGCCGCACTTGCCCTTGAGCATCGAACATACTGATGCCCAACTGCTGCCACATGCCGTTGACCTTATCCGTGTCGCTGGTCATATTGGACAGCATCGAGCGCAATTGCGTGCCCGCTTCCGCCCCCTTGATGCCGCGCTCACTGAAAGCGGCCAGGATAGCAACGGTGTCTTCGATGGAGAGTCCGAACTGCGCCGCAATCGGCCCGACATTGCCCAGGCCCAGAGCCAGATCGCTGATCTCCGCGCTGGATGCCGAAGCCCCGCGCGCCAGCGCATCCGAGACGCGATTCGCATCTTCCGCGCCCAGCTTCCACATCGCCAACGCATCCGTAACGACGTCGGCGGTAAAGCCTAGGTCCATGCCGGAGGCTGCTGCCGCGTTCAAAACGCCGGGCAGAGCGGCGAATGTTTGATTAAGGTCATACCCGGAGGAGAGAAGCTGTAGCATCGCTTCAGCGGCTTGGGTGCTGCTGTACTTCGTATCCGCGCCCATTTGCAGGGCCATCTCATCGACCCGTGCCATCTCGTCCGCGGTCGCTCCGGTGCGCGCCCGGATCTCCGCCAGCACATCCTCGTAACTGGCGAAGGTGCGAATGCCCACGGCTCCCGCCGCTGCGACCGGAGCCATCAACTTGGTAAGTTCGCTGCCCCACCCGGCAACCTGATCCCCCGCGCTTTGGATACGCCCGCCGATCCGCGCGAAAACACCTTCGGTCTGTTGTTCCACAGTCCCGAACGCGCGGTTCATCTGGGCTTCGACTTGTGACCAGTCGATCTCGATCCGCCCGTAGGCAGATCCCAGATCGACCGATCCGGCTCCAAGTGTCACGGCAATACCTCTAATTCGCTGCCAAATATCGCTTTCAGTGCCTGCACGCTGGCCTTTTGTGGTGTTTCTATTCCCAGCAGCTCGGTTATCCGCCAGCGGGGCCGATATCCTGCCACCTGCCCGTTACGGAGGATGGGATCTTGTTCGTCCAGCTTAGCCTCAACCCAGCGTCCGAAGGTGCTCACGGCCTCATCAAAGCACCAGGCCAGATAAGGCTCGTCGATTCCCGTCATGTCGCTGGGTCGTTGACCGTAGTTCCCCGCAGTTTTATGAAGAGACCACAGGCGAGGTCGGTTGCGGACGAAACGACTGAGCAGCCGCGAGTCCGGTCCCTCCCATCAGCGATTCAAAAACCGCCATCTGTTTTTCCATCGAGATATCATCGACGTGGATACCATCGGGGTGACCCTGTTCCACCAGCGGCGGTTCAACGACCACTTTGACCATGATATCCTTCAGCATCACGCGCAAACTGTGCAGCGCGGTCGGGTCTTCCATCAGCTTTTTGCCGATGGCTTCCTGCTTCCCGTTCATATGCTGCGCCACGATCGAGAGCAGCGGATTCGGTGTTTCGCCATCGCTGTCGATCAGTGCCAGCATGTTGATCAAACGGAACTTAATTGCCAGGCCATCCTCAAAATCGAGGGTGCGCGTCAGTTTTTCGCGCCAGGCTTGGGTGGATGTAGCGGGCGGGGCGGCCATAAACTCCATGATGTCATCAGGAGTGAGCTGCTGTCCCGCGTCGCTGGCGAGACGCGCCAGTTGCGGCGCGTACTTTTCCAGAAGGGTCATAATTTCAGGCGAAACGTGAGTGGTGTTGTCCATCCGACCCCCTAGCTAACGCCAAACGCCGTGGCGAAGCTGGTCGGCAGTGCCGTTCCCGCCGGGCGAGTCAGGATCGACGCGATTTTTTTGGTTGTGCCGGCAGCCAGGCGCAGCCGTCCCGCCGTCGCTTTCAGTTCGGGGATCATGAACTTGTTCATTTCCGGCGAGATCTCCGGGTACGAATCCATCTTCAGCAGCGGGATATAGAGATGTTCTACCGTGCCATCGTCGGTATCGAGCTGCAACGCCGCTCCGAAATACGGCAGACCTGATCCGCCGCCTTCCAGCTCGTTACGTTTTTCTTCATTTGCGCCGCTGCCGGAGTCGGCATTCGCCATCCCCGTCATCACGGCCAACCCGGTCCAATCCAAGCCGCCCATTTTCAGGCCCACGTTGACCGACTTGAGCACCGACAGCATACGTTCGACCGCGCCCATATTCATGAGCTGATCGGTGTCATGCTGGGGAGAGAAACTGATGGATTGTAAATAGTTGAGCGATACGGGAGTACCGTATGCGTAGGTCGCGAAGCTGAAGGTTGCTACCTTCGCCGCGCTGACGCTGTACGGGAGAGCAAAACTAGGCAGAGTCATGATATTCTTCCTCTCGTTAAATGAACCTCGTAGCGGGAACGTTCCATACTCGCCCCGCCCAGGCTGTCATCCTGCATTTGAAGTACATCCCCCGCCCAGATGAACACGCCCAGGTGCCATCCAGCGGGATAATCGAAGGTTAAGCGCTTCTGGTGCAGCAGAGTCCAGGTTTGTTCTCTCATCTGCTGGCACGTGGCATAACCCTTATCCTGAAAAAAATAGATCTCAACGAAGGCGCGCACGGCATTAATCGCCGTCACGTCAAACGGATCTTCGGTGGTCCACCGGATGAACACAGCAGGCCGGGCCAACGGCGAATTAGTCGCGCAGATATCCTTCAGCTCTAACTCCTGACGCCCCAGCGAATCGGGGTCATGCACGCCGCCAGTCGCCAGCGCAGCCAGCGTGGCGTCTCCTGACAGGAGCGTTTTGAGCGCTTGTTTGAGCGTGGTTGTCATTCGACCAATTCCTTCACGCTATTCCACAAGGGGCCGTAGTAGCTTTGGAGCGTCCGCAGCACAATGGCGTAGCGGCCCTGATTACAGAGCTCCAGGAACACGCCATAACTCATGTGCTGTTTGAGCACCAGCGCCAGCCGCGACGCGCCCGGCTGATAGACGAAACTCGCCAGGGTTTGCCGCGCATTGGCCGTGCGATCCGTCCACGATGCATTAATTTTTGCATCCGCCTCAATACGCGGCGCGAACGACCACAACAGCCGTTCCAGGCTGGCTTCCAGCACGACGATGTACACTCGTGCTTGCCAGGCCTGCGTGGGGGGGCGCGTCCATCGAAACGTCATGAGATTCGCTCCGCGCGGGCCTGCACCTCGCCCGGAATCACGATTACATCCAGCACGCGGTAGATGCCATCCGCCAATGAAAACTGATCGTCCTTTTTCAGGTTGGTATCGGTAACCGCGACATCCGGATGATCCATCACCCCGAAGAGCACGATATCGCGCACACTGGCTTCACCAGCTCCCCGGCGTTCGTTAGCAATGGTGCTGTATTCGATTCGTACCGTCTGCGTCCCGGCCAGCGCTGCACCATCGCGATATACCGTGATCGTGGTCGCCCGGTCCTGGATGCGCTGCCAGGCCATAATCGCCCGCGCCACAGCCGGGATAGAGCGCCGCCCTCGCAGGACAAGATACTTGTCAAAATCAGGCATCGGGGAAATCCTTTAAGCGTGTGGGCTTTTTCTTCAGCGCGCCTATTCGCACGCTCGATATACCGGCCCGTTCCGAGATCACCAGTTCACTCTCGAAATCGGCCTGCATCTTGCCCAGATTCGCGAAAATCTGACTCAACTTTTCCTGCGTTTCGTTCTGGGTGTAGTCGGTCAGGTTTGCCGCCTTGGCCCGAAGCTGCTTGCAGGCTAGCACGCGAGCATAAACCTCGATGCTGTTCGTGTTGGTGTAACGTGCCTCGGCCCGGACATACAGGCGGTCCAGCTCGACATCCGTGAACACCGTCTCGTCTGCCGGCAGACCCAGATCCGCCCGCAGATCATCCCGCTGCGTATCAGTTGCCATACACAACTTCCTTTGCAACTTTTATTGCATTCTGCTGTTCGGTCCAGACTTTTAGCATGCCATCGGACCACCGCTGCCAGTCATAGAGTCGCCGCACTCGCCGCGCGCTCTCCTGCCCCATATGGGCGATCATCGGATTCCCGCTGCTCACGTATTTCATCTGCTCAGCCAGGTGATCGATATCGGGCAGCGCCCAATCACCCACGCCGCGCAGTTTTTCGTTATCCTGCCAGGCAGGAACCAGCGTGTATCGCAGGGGATACCCCCACGCTGTGAGGTCATCCGCCGTGCCGCCCCACCGGGTGGCGATAACGGGTAACCCCGTCGCGGCGGCTTCACGCGGTGGCAGTCCGAAGCCTTCGCCGCGCGTAGGAAACACATACGCATCGGCGCTGGCATAGAGCCGCTGCATCTCGATCTCGGTCATGTCCTGCCGAAGAATCTCGATGCAGGGATGCGCAATCGTGATGGGCAGCCCGTCCGCCCTGGTCTTAATGATTAATTTGAAGTCCGGGTTTTCCCCGAACGCTTTATGAAACGCGATCACCGCCAGATCCCACCCCTTGCGGCGGAGGCGATCACCAATCGTCAAAAAGGTGAACGGCTTCCGCCCGTGCGGTCGCTGGACATACTGGTACGTCTCGCTGATTCCCAGCGGCACGACGTGGATCGGGACTGTGACTCCGCAATCACGGAACACCTGCACCAGCCAGACGGAAGGGACAATCACCGCGTTGCACTCATTGAGCGCTTCCGTCCATCCCTCTGGCAGTTGAGTGCTCTCGAACATCGTCACCGCGACGCGCGGCCCGGTGCTCGTCAGCGGCCCGTAATTGCCAAAGGCCGTGGGATATCCTAAAAGGATGCCCCCCGTCGTGGGCTTGATCGGCTTCTCCAGCAGCGCCTGCACCGCTTTGGACTGGCTACCATGAACCACATTTCCAGCACCAAATCCATTCACGTGCAGTCCTCGCTGGCTCAAATGCCAGACGAGCCGCGCCGCAAGATGACCGTAGCTGTCGCGGGTGTTCCAGTTGGGAGATGAGACATTGATCACGTCGCTCATGGGTTCCTCAAAGCCCCGGTACAAGCGGGGCCTTCATCTCAATCAGATCAGCCTAAGTAGGCCATGTGATCTCTTCGACCGATGCGAGCGGGTTGGCATACATCCCAAACCACGAGTCGTAGATCACCTGCTCCACAATGAAGCGGCTCAGGTCACCATCGCCGCGCTGGGACTGAAGCCCCTGCTTGACATAGGACTGATAATCCGTCGCGCGGTACTGCCCGCTGACGAGGTAACTCTTGCCAGCAGTCACGCCAGTGTAGGTCACGGTTTTCTTACCGCGTGTGCCGCTCCAGCCGTCGTAGGCAATGATGTTGCGGATCTTGTTGATCGCGCTGCTCTGGATGTCGATGCCATCCTGGATGCGGCGCTTCAACGCGCGCTCGATCATGAAGACGTTGGCCGTGCTGCACAACAGGTCATAAGGACCGCGCCGGGGATGGGTGGTGTCATTGATGGAGTTGGTGATCGCGTCCTCAATGGTCAGCAGATACACTTCTTCCTTCGGGACGCCGGTAGTGCCGTTGGCGGCAGTCTGGTTCGCCGCAGCGTAAGCCGCGCTGATGATGGGATAGAGATGGATGTGATTCATCAGGGCGTTGTGCGCCGTTCCGAACTGGCGTTCAATCGCCGGGAACTGCCAGGTCTGATTGAACATAAACAGCTTCTTGGAATACTCGATCCCGGCGGCATACTGCTTGATGGTGATCGAATAGTTCCCCTCGCCCACGGTGACAAAATGAGCCTCGCCGCCTTCTTTGACCTCGTCGAAGATCACGCCCGCTGGGCCCAACGTATTGACGTTGATAACTTCGGGCAGGTTGGCGTCTTCGACGATGGTATACAGTGGAGCGTAGAGGATAGGTTCCTCGTCGCGGCCCGCGTCCACTTCATAGCGCTGGCGTTCGGTGAACGCCGCCGCGAAGCTGGAAGATCCGATGAATTCAGCCGCAGTCAGCGGATTCCGTTCTGACCCCTGATCAACCAAGCGGATCAGACCGCCTTTAGACGACAAATCCACGCCGGGCGCAAATTTGGCGTATGCACGCTGCTTTTGCAGCAGCTCTTTCGTGATGATACGAACCATGATGATCAGCCTCCTAAGCGCTGAATACTTACGACGCGAGATGACCCAGCATGACGACGGTAACCACGTTGTTCGCGTCCTTGGCCGCCGTGGCCTTCGCGAACGCGATTTTGCCAGCACCCGCGCTGGTGGTGTACGCCGCGTCTTGCGGCGTATGACCCGTCAGAGTCGCCACGGTGAGGTAGATGATGTCGCCCTTGGCAACGGCCAGGGTGCTCGGCACTTCAAGCTGACGTTCCACGCCCGCCTGAATTTCGAGAGCGATGGTCTCTCCCGAATCGCCGGATTCCATCGTGATACCCGCCCAGCTTTCGACCACCGCCACCTGCAACGCTTCGACGGTATAAGACAGGGTCACGTTGATGGCCTTGCCATCACTTTCCTTGTAAACTTTCTTTCCTACTGCTGCCATTGTTCACCTCATGCCTAGAGATAGTGGACGGTGCTACTTCTTCTCTTCGCCTTCATCCTTGGGGATGATGACGAACTGGTTGGAGTCTTTCCCATCACCGTCGCCGCCATTCAGCGGTCGGCGCTGCGGATCGCCCATCTCGTCCTGGACTTTGCCCTGAAGCATTTCCTTGACGGATTGACGTTCCATCACATCACCGAACACCTTATCGACGTCGGCCACGGTCGCAGGATTCGCCGCCTGCACCAGTTCCATCACGATGCCGCGCGCCGAAGAAACCTTGACGCCCGTTTTCTCATCGATGACGAGTTCTTTGATCCGCGCGGTAACGGCGGCTTTATTGAGCGTGGACACCTGCTGGTGCAGCTCCTTGACAACCTCGATCAGGTTTGCGTCATCGGCCAGGCTCAAGGTCTGGCGCATTTCTGCCACCGCTTTACGCTCTGCACTGCCCGCCATGACAGCCGCGCGCACAGGTTCAGGCAGCAGAGCGACGTCATCGACTGTCAAGCCCTTGATGATGTCATTCCGATCCATAGGTACCTCTCTCTTCATCTCTGCCGTGACATGTGGCACGGCTGCTAGCTCACGAATACCGGCCCGCTGAGGATCAGCGAGACCGATGGATTCCAATTCAAACCCCACCCACTCCCAGGCCCCTTTCGCCTGGTTCCAAACCTTGCTCTCCGAGTCGCCGTAGATCGATGTAGCGACTTTGCCCTTAACGGCTTCCCGCCGGACGATATGATCACGGAGCTCACCGGGCGGGTAATACGCTTTGCCATAAGCCTGTTGCGTGACCGGGTCGTACACCGCGCCTACAAAATCGAATTCGGCGGCGACATACACATTCGGGCGATCTTCATTCTTGATGTGCCCTCGGATGCCCGGTGTGCGCTTGTCATTGACCTGTCGCACCACATCCTGCACGAATTCCGCGCTGTAATAGAAGCCGTTGCCGGAGATCACATCAGCCATCATGATGGGATGCGTGACAAACTTCGGCTCCGTCCCCAACTCGCGATCCTTGAAAGTCAGGGCTTCCAGGTCGATTCCTGCCGCGAATGGAACCTCGGGTACAGGTTTGCCCAGCTCGAACGTGCTCAACTCCTGGACCACATGGCGCTTGCCGCTGCCATCCAGTTCGGCCACCGTGCCGCCCGATACCATCCGGCTCAATTCAAAGCTGGCGACTTCCTGATAGCCTTCGCCGCTCAGGGCAAATCGTTCGATCTGGATGTGCATCTCGCTGGGCAGCGGCATCCAGGCATCCGTCATCACCCCTGCTGGTAGATATGCCAGCGTGGCGTGGGCCTTGTACATCCCCGGCCAGGAATACGCGCTCATCCGGGCACCTGCGGCCATCGCTTCATAAAACAGCACGGCTTGCAGCGCGACGAGCTGCGGACTAGCCCAGAACCGAACATGCACTGCTGTTCCATCCGGCGTATCGAAGAATCCGAGTTCCTGACCACCCAACCCGAATACGGGCAGGCTTTTCGGCCAGGCCAATTGGCTCAGATCCGCGCCGCCATTGTCCTCGGCATACGCCAGCGTGATATGAAATGTCGCCGGGTCCTGCCAGGCCGCGCCCTGCGGTAATTTCGTTTTCAGAAATTCCTGCACCTCGATCAGTGCCGGATGATTGGGTAGTGGCAGGGTGAAATATTGAGCAGGCATCTACGCCTCCTTCGCCTTGCGCAGCGCGATATGCACCGAGCTGAACACATAACCCTGATGGGTCATCACAATATGGGGACGCGGTGGCTCTTTGCCGTTCTGGTAATCGGTTACCGCGTTCACCAGGGGATAACCGCTTGCCAGGGTCGACTCGCTGATCGTGGTATCCAACGGTTCGATGAGCTCTAATCCGGAGGGCTCGATCACATACTGGTGCAGCGTCTTTTCGTCGAAGACCATGACGCCATCCCAGCCGTGCCCATCGGGGCCAGTAATCTTGAACTCGGTGGAAATGGTCGCAATCCCGCCTGGACGCAGAACCCGGCCAATTTCCCGCGCCGCGCGTGCGATATCATCCAGGCTGCCAAAGTGCTCAATCGACGAGCTGCTGAACACGGCATCAAAATGCCCGTCGGGATACCGCAGCTTGCACCCGTCCATGTGTTGGACGATCAACTTCTCAGGCTGCCAATCAATGCCCGCTGGAGCGCAGCGCGCCGGGTCCAGCAACATGTCGGACGGGGCCGCCTGGTGCCAGATCCCGGCATCGGCATAAAGGTCAGTCGCGTGGACCTCTGCGAAATTGGTCATCAGGTAAATCGTCGTTTCGCGCCCTGCCCCGACTCCCAGCACGCGCGAATTCTTCCGCGTGATGTGCGTCCGCATGACATGATAGGCCAGCGCGACTTCCCATGCCTTGCGATGCTCGAAGCCGATAGGATAATCCGCCGCCTTGCTCACCTCATGCGGAAAGACAGCACGAACCAGATCGGCCATCTGCGGATCGCGAAAATCTTCGACGTTGCAAACCTTATTAACCTGCATCATGTCCTAGCCTTAATTTGAGTGCGTATTGCTCTTTCAGTTTTTCCCAGTTGCGCCAGTACAGGTCATCCGTGGACTTGTGATGTGGATCGTGGTGCAGCCCGATTAATTCAGGATCGCCGATATACTGCACCTCATACCCGTGATCCTTCGCCCAGAGACAGAGTGCGCTATCCTCATGCCAGCAAACGCCAAAATCCAATGGAAACTCGAATCCTTCGAGAAAGACCGCCGCGCGCACCGCCGTGTGCGACATATTCACGATGTCAACGAGCCCTCGCTCAGTGGCCTGGACCATCTGCCAATCGGCGGTCACATTTGCGCCGTAGCAACCGATGATCGTTTTTCCAGCTTCGAGAGGAATGGTCAGATAGTCCAGCCATCCGTCAGCCGTGGGATATACATCGTCGTCTAAAAAGACAATGTGATCGCCCCATCGCAGGCCATGACCCAATAACCAGTCAATCTGCCGCTGGTGCCCGGCAACAATCCCGGCATTTTGAGCGCTGTTCCATACCATCCCTGGATAGGTGCCGTTGTCATGGAGGTGGTTGTTCCACCAGTGGATAAGAAATTCGGCGGTGTCATCCGTGCTGCCCTGATTAAGCACTAGGACAGATACATCAGGTCGCGCTATCGCGGCTTCAAAATGAGGCGATTCCAGCAGCCGCCGCAGGTGATTAATTCGGTTGTGCGTCAATACCGTCACCCAGATCACGCCGCCTGCTCCTCTCCAACCACTTCCCGCACGAAATAGCCCATCATCAGCGCCCCGATCAGCCAGTCCAGATTGAACGCACCCTGAAGCTGCTCGCGCTGGAGATACCGTTCTCCATCCGATGGAATAGACGCCATCACCTGACGCAGCTCGGCGGTCACCTGGGCAGGCATCGCTGTCACTTCCGGCACAATCGTGCAGAGCTCATGAGGATGCGCGGGGTACTGCGGGAAATCCGTTTTAGGATATCGCCCGTCGGATGTCGGCCCACCGTGCGCGTTCTCGTCGCAGATATCGGGCTCTGGATGGCTGCCCGATAGCGTCCAGCGCAGCAGATCCACATAAGGATTGCCCAGGCTGGCATTCACCGTGCTGCGACCAGCAGCGGCAGTAATTTCCGTCCGTGCCAGCCGCCGCGCCCAATAGCTGCCATCCGTGCCATACGGAGTTAGTGTCCGCACCTGTGCCGCTTCCGGCCAGAGGTACGGCTCCAGCTTGGTCGCAATATCAACCGCTGCGGTACGCCGTGGAATCTCATAGGTCAGTAAATTATCAATGGCGGCTCGGCTGCGGATGGCGGTGTTCCACCCGTTATCCGACAATCGATAGCCATTGGGATTCACAAACAAATGGAAGGGGTCATAGTCCAGCCGCCGATCACCACCGCCGATCTCGCGCACAGTCGCCCGGAGTCGCGGCCCGGTCAGCCACTTGAATACATCCTCTGGCGCAGCCTTTTGGATAATCGCGATCTGCCGTTCGGCCTGGATGCGAATCGACCCGCGTATGCCATCGACGATCAGCCGCATGTAGGGCGACTGGGGCACCGCGCCGATCAGAGGATCATCCCCTGCCCCGATGAAGTACGGCTTAATGGCCTGCGTCCAGATAGCGCGGGACAGCGTTTCGCGCGTGGAACGCCGATTAGGGATCAATCCATCGCGGCCAGCAGCGCGCAGCACGATCAGGCTGATCGACACAATCAACCCTGCCATGTCGCCACGCAGGCGGTCATACATTTTCGCCTCGTGCTTAAGCTGCTGTCGCTTCCAACTAATCGCCATTTATGCCTTCTTGTTAAGCGCTTCCTGAATCACCTGGGCAACCGCTAAACCGTACTCCCTGGGGTTATTTCCAAGGAACAGTTGTTGTTCAGCGATTTTTTCCAGTGCCACCGCAATTCGCTCAAGGGAATCGGCGATCCGCACTGGGTCCTGCCAAGCTGTGGCCGTTACGGTAATTGGAATAACGCCATGCGCCTGCCCCATCACTGGGTTTTTGTCATCCATCGGAGTAATCGTCATGCCACCCTCCAATAATTAAGGAATTGCATTGAGAAGACCTGGTGCCGTCAGCTGGTAGATTTAATATTTCGCCAAGGGTTTGTCATGCCGCTGGCTCCTCGGTCTGCTGCTCACGGTTCAAATAGTCCTGGAAATTCGGCGGGCCTTCCTGCTGGAATTTCGCCTGCCGTTCTTCCTTCTGCTGCTGTGCCTTCTTCAGCACATCCTTCGCGTTTTCCAGGGTGAACGGCATCAGGCTCAGCGCGGTCTCATCATCCAGCAGCCCTTCCGCATATGCCCATTCGACAGCGGCTTGTGTCAATTGACCGTCCTGGTTGGTCAGCTCGCCCCAGACCAGCACCGGCACGTCATCCGTACTCACGCCGCGCTCAAACAGCGAGTAGTACGCCAGGACAACCTGGGCCAGCTCGATCATCCATCCTGACACTTCGCCGCGTTTTTTCTCAATCCACTTCACAAAAACGGGCATCTGAGCCTCAGCACTGGCTTTGCTGGATGCAATCGCCGTGCCCATGACAAATTCAGGGATTTCGGTATGCTCCAGGAAGAGGTAGTAGAGCATCTCCAGCAGCTTCACTGTGTCATCCGCGAAGCTTCCCGGCTGCTCATATTTGAAGTCGCCCCCGGCCAGCGCCATCAGGCGGTCGGAGTCAAAGTCAACCACAACCGTTTCTTCGACCGTGCCATCCGGCATCGTCTGCCGCTGGACTGTCCCGTTATCGTCGAAGAAGCGATTCAATTGTTCGATGGTTTCAAATTTAATCTTCGGCGTGGGGCGTCCCTGGTGTTTGTTGCCTTCCAGCGCGGCCACCAGCACCTCTTGATACCAGTGCAGCAACCCCAGCAGGGATTCCCCTTCAGGCCTGCCAAAAATTTCATTCGCGCCGCGTGCATTGGGGATATGCACAATCGGCAGTCGTCCGATCAGGTTGGGATAGCGCTGGGTGGAAACTTCAACCCCGTTACGCAATTTTTTTTGCGTTCGTTCGGTGAGGGTGTATTCATCAATAATGAACATCTCGTCGCCGGGATTAGTGGGGTGCAGGTGCCGTTCTGTCACGCGCCAGCCCAGAATCCGCGAATAGTCATTGTCATCGACGATAGGAGTCACGACGCTGGGAGGAAGAACTGTCACGCTCATGTCGCTGTTGACGACCACGAAACAGTTACCTAGATCGGCGGCTTCTTCATAGGCGCGCAAAATATGGGCATGATGAGACGTCCACCAGTCGTTCAGCAGCTCCTTCGCGCGCGGGCTGTTGGTGTTCCATTTCGGGGCTTGCCCCAGCACCCAGCTCGCGACCTTGCTGCCCAGCGGCTTCAAGAAGAGTCCCGACAGTTCCAGACCCTTGACTTTGCAGCGCCGCGCCATATCCCAGAACCGCGCATCGGGTACGGTCCAGTCGCGCGCGATGTCGGCACTGTGCAGGTTCGACCACCAGGAGCCGATCACTCGGTATATGCGTTGGACCTGTCCGATAATCTCCTGAACAGGTTGCCGCTTGCGCCATGCTAAGGTGGGTCGTCTCACGCTTTCACCACTTCCTCTTGACCTGCCGCATCTTGGCAGGCTTTTCTTCATCTAGCACCAGCGCTGTAATCAGCCACACCAGCGCATCCATCCGATTAGGCGACTTTTTACCGGGCTTCCAGGTGGTCATCTCGTCTTCAAGCTGCTCAAATTCGCCGACATGGTGCACCAACCCTTGTTCGTACAGCGCCGCGACGGGTTCAGCCCGTAATTCTTTCCCGCGCGTCGCATTAACTCCTTCATAGCTCACAGTGCTGTCTACCGTTCGGATCACCGACTCGACCATGTCGCCGCCATAATTCTTTTCAGCGACCACGCGATCCGCCTGGTGCTTCCGGTAGGTTGTGACCACGGCCCGCCCCCACTGCGCTGGGGAGCCGTGTCGGCTGGCGTCCTCAATGACATACACATGCCCATCACGAGCCACGCCACCAGCGACCATCCCTACCTCATCCCCATCCGCAGAGCCGGTGGGGTCCACGGCGACCAGGACTCGCACCAGATCCGGGAAACTGTCTACCCGGTGTTCGTGGATATCCTGCCATTGGAACAATCCACCTTCGCGCGGTATAGGTCGCTGCTGGTACAGCGATGCCCACGAGTACGGGCTGCGCTTGCGTTTGATGGAGAGCAGTGTTTCCAGTGGGTAACGTGCTTCCCACAGCGCCTCACCGATGGCGCGCCCTAGCGGGTCGTCTTCTTCCGCCAGCGCTGGCAGTCGCAGGTGGACCCATCCTTCTGGGTCGTACTTATCCAGCCGCCCGATCAGGTCGTCTTCATGCCACCGTGTCATCATCACGATAACCGCACCGCCCGGTTCCAACCGTGTCAGCAGGTCATCGTAGAAGGCTTCCCAGGCTTTATCGCGTTCGAGATCGCTTTCGGCATCCGCGCGATTTTTGATGATGTCATCCAGGATCAGAACGTGCGCGCCCTTGCCGGTGGCCGCGCCGTCGATGCCCATCGCATCCATGCCGCCTTCATGCGGCGGAGCCAGATCCCACGCTTCAGCCGCCGCGCTGGACGGATCAAGCGTCAGGCTCCCGGAGACATCCCAGTAGGAAACTCCGTTTTCGCTGGCGACCACACCGCCAAAGATCGCCTGATAACGATCTGTGCGCATCATCGCGCGGGCGAAGCGGCTGTTTTTGCGGGCCAGTGATGCGCCATAACTCACCAGCATGATCCGGTGGTCTGGGTTACGCCCTAAGTGCCAGGTGGGATAGAGCTTCGACACGGACATGGTTTTGCCGTGTCGCGGCGGCATCTCAATGATGGCCCGCCCGATGCCTTCTTTCCCGCCAGTCTCGACGTAGAGCGTCACCTGCTCCAGCAGACGATCCAGGGCTTCTAGATGCAGGGCGTGTTGGTAGCGCCGGTAGACAAGCCTCTTATAAGCTGTTAAAGAGCGTTGGGCGAGGCGTCGCGCTTTTTCTTCCTTGGCGAGCCTAGCCGCCGTTTTCTTGGATGAATTGATCAAGCTCGTCATCATCCATATCCGAGAACGGCTGAACGGATATCGGGATAGCTTTGCCGTCCTTACCCGCTAACTCATGCCGCTCCACAAATAACTTATGGTGTTTGCCTAGCAGCGCGAGTGCGGCCTGTTGGTCGTAAAGCTCGAATTCGACAGTGTCAATGCGCGTGATTTCCTCTTCGTCCTTGTCACGAGGGATTAAAGTCCGGCTGACAACCTTGACTTTCTTGAGAAGGTGAAGCTGATTTTTATCGGCAGCCTTCTGGAGATCGACGGTCATCGTCTTCACGTCGATAAAATCTTCCATACTGCCGCGCGCATGTTCCGAGAGTCGGACGAGGACTTCATGCGATGACATCGCAATCTCGCTAATGCGCTGCTTGATCGCCGCCTGGATGTCATCATTTGTCAACAGTCGGGAGGCTTGCTGCCGCGCGGATCGCTCCGGATAGCCAGCTTTTCGCGCAGCATCCGCGCCATTAAAGCGCGCTTCACCGATGTAATACTCGATAAAGGCCTGCTGCTTGCTGCTTAATCCAGCTTTCGTCCGCTTTTTTTCGGTCATGCTTGCCTACGCTGGCTCGATCCAGTGCCATGATCCAGGACGGTTATCCTCGCCGTAGGTGCAGCTCGTCACCCACACCGAGTCATTACCATCCAACAAAACCTGTCCGTTGCAGCAGCCGTTACCGCCTTCAGGTTGGTGATCCCACACAGCGACGACAATCATCGCCACGTGTTCACCAGCACTAACACGATTACCCTGGTGTACCTGCGCACCAACACCGAGATTGTCAGGACCGTTTCCACTGATATTGCGAAAACGATTGATCACATCTGCTTCGGATTCCGAGAGCACATAATGCACAATCCGCCCTACCGTTAAGCCCTGCATGACACCTCCAAACAACAAAAACGACACAACGCTAAAAATCAGCGCCGTGCCGCTGGGCGACCCACACGGGGATCGCGATGGTTTGTTACCTGCCCCCTGACTGATCAGGCCAGGGGGTTCTTGCTACCGGCTTTTTATGTCAACGCGCTCCGGCTCGCGCTTTTCCAAAAGGGGTTACAAAGGAAAGGTTGGGAGGCCGTTGCAGACGACCATCCCATTGAAGACACCACTGCTGCACCAGTAGCGGACGGAGGATACTTCGACTCGGATTCTGTCCGTTGTACTCCTGGTCGTTCGAGTCTCCTCATGTCGATAAAGAGCGCACTATCCCGAATTCGGTTGCGCATACCAGCCTAACGAGCCGGGGCTGGCTTCTAATCCAAAAACAGGAGGGGCCGCTAGGGGGTTGGGGATCAGGGATACGGCCCCAGGGCGGATATAGGGGGTGGGGGCCCCACACGGCATGTAAGCCGAATTTCGTCCGCGACATACGAGTTACGGGGCCACAAGGGGATAAGGTGATCCGCTGGCGACCCCTTTCAAAGGGTATGCTATTAATATAGATTGAATTTAGAACGGATGTAAGGTGCTAATGTTATCTAACAAGATTATCTATTTTGATAATCTGGAGATAACCAATCGGACCCCACCACCACCAACTTCCCATCCCGCTGCATCAGGCGATCATCAATGATCAGTTTCATGATGTGATGATAGGCCGCCGAATAACACATGCCAAAGTTTTTGGATACCTCCCGAATCGACGGAGTAGGACCATCGTGATCATCGGCATACCCACAAATGTAATTGTAGATATCGTCGCTCAGGGCATCATTCCGCTTCCAGGCCATCGTTCTCTTCTGCCCCCCTGCTGTGCTCTTCTGCCCACCCTACCGGATCAACTACAGGAAGATGCTGCCAACTGCAAAGTATTATTTCGCCCGGCTTGAGATATCTGTTCCCATCGGGGAGAATCAACTTATTCGTGGTTATCCACACACGGAAACCGGACCAACGATCAAATGACTCGTACAGTGTCGTTTTACCGTGCCTACGGACTAAGGAATAAAGGCTAGGGCACATCAGTAAAGTTGGATCTGGTGGCAACTTTGGTTTACCGATCTGAGTCTCCAATAACTGGCGAGCTTTTAGCAAATCATCCAAATTAAACTGTGTCGGCTGACCAGTATGCGCAGTGGACGTAATGAGAGAATCACTCATCGCCCTATCCCTCGTGGTTTATGGATATCACTCCGCCGCGCGGCCCGCCGTTTGGCCTGCATATCACGGCGACTCCGCTCATACGCTTTCTGCTTCGGGCTGTCATCCATCATCGTCTTGAGACTCTTGAATTGAGCCTGGATGCGCTTCATCTGGGCTTTAAATTCAGGGCTGTTAAAGCGTTCAGACTGCTCCTTGGCCCATTGCGTCAGTGGCGCGCTAATCGCCCTTGCCATCCGCATCAAAGGCGCGCAGGCAACCAACATCTTCATCCGCTGTCCTACATACAGATGCCGACGATAATCCACCTGCCCGAATCGGTACGGATGATCGAGCAGGGCCCGCCGATCCGGCCCATCATCGTAATACCGTGGCCTTCCCATCTCATGGTAGATTTTCATGATGACTTATCCTTGAGATTAGCGATTACCCCATCGAAATAGGCACGGCAGCGCGCCGCTTCGTCGTCAATAGCCTGGATGCGAGCCTGACGTATACGCGCGACTTCACGGTCAGTCTCCGCCATAATGCTATCGATTTTTTTCTGGTGGCGAATATCATCCCATGTTGACCATCCCATAAGAGCCGCCACGGGCAGAATGATCCACCCAACAGGGTTTAGTGGAGCAATCACGATAAGTGTCACCGCACCAATGACCATCAGCGCCACAATCACAAACTGCAAACCCCTGGATTTATTCACGCCTGCCCCTCCTCAAACCGATGCCCAGCAGGATAAACAAGTCCATCGCTGCTAAGTTGCCATCCCCGCGCATTACTGAACGGATTGCCGCTGTAATCTGGTCGGGACGTTTGAGGAAACCGATCCTCAAAACCCGGCGCGATATCGTCCAAATCGTAAGACTCCTCTGATAAAACAGCAAAGGAGGCGAACTCGTATCCATTCCATCGGGCAATTTGAATTCGCCCAATATCCGCCCATTCTTCATGAACCGGCTGTGCAAGTCGATCTTCCGCCAAACTCATAGCGTCGTCCAGACTCGTACTAGAGGCGATTAGATATTCCAATGGATACGAAAGCACATCATAGGTATTATATTGAGCAAAGATAAGATACTTGGGCGGAACAAGGTTCGACTCTGATTCTGGACGAGGGGCAGGCGATACGATCTCAAAGAGCTTATTAAACTCCTGTTTAGAGAACGTAAAGCTTACATTATCAATGTCTACAAAAACACGACCGGGATTGTGATCAAACGCCCTCGCGACAACCCCGCGAGATCCAGCCGGAAACACCACGGGATCAAGGCGACCATACACCAGTTCTTCTTTTGCAATGACAATACTGCCGATCATATACCCTCCTCTACGCCACACTCGGCATCCATCCGCCCCGCTGGCCGCGACGCTGCACCACGCCGCGACACTCCATCCGTGCCAGCATCTTCCGTACTGTGCGATCATGCATCCCCAGCATATCGGCCAGGACGATGGTTCGCACTGGCCTTCTGCTCCGACGATACAAATCCTTAATTTGCAGCAGCAGCCACCGCTCCAGCGTGGACATGAGTCCTCCCGATCATACCATCATTTTTGCCAGCTATCGGCCATCGTTCGGCCAATCGAATGAGCATCTCATTGGTATACGGTCTAAAGTACCGCCCCCACGAACAGAACGCACTGTCCCCGCCCCATCCCACACTCGGCCAATACTTTTCCTTGCCCGTCCGATTCAGCGCCGGATGCCACTGCGACTCGCGCAGCCGCTCCACCCCGCTCGGACCCTCATTCTGCCAGGCACGGTAGGTCTGGACACTGCGGTAATACGGCGCGATGAAGGGAATACCCAGCAATTGGTACACGTCGCTTTCTTCTGGCGTTAGGAGGCGCTTCTCGCCGCGCCAGATCCAGCCATCCGCCATGCGCAGATCGTTGGGTAACAATCCACCCTGCCGCCGCTGCGTGACGAGGTATTGATTCGCGCCGCCTTTCCAATAGCTCTCCGGTTTACCCGGTCCCGTCCTCAGCACATGGATCAATCCCCATTGCGATGGGCAGGTCACGAACAGATCCACCGGCACACCCTGGAACAACATGGCCCGATAGCGGCGCGCCCACGCAATAGGGCTGCCATTGCTCTTGAGTCGCTTCTCGACGATACCCTTATACAACCACTCGTCCACGGCCTGATACAGCGCCTCACCATCCGAGATCGCGATCAGTTCAAGGTCGCCCACATCCACCGATCCCCGTCGCAGCGACCCGCCGACCGCGATCCGTTTGCACGCGGGCTGAAGCTGCTTGATCATCGTCCCGGCCAGCGCCGCGCCCAGATCCCAACTCATCCGCACCCCGTCACTCATGGCGCTTTATCCCCCCCGTACATGAGATATGTTTCTGGCAGTTCTTCCAGGCTGATGTCGATACGATCCAGCGCTGCCCGGATGCATTCCCCGGTCACAATATCCATCTCGCCTTCAAGCGCATCATCCAGATCGTGCTTTATCATTTCCAGCCCGGCCCGCAGAGTCTTGATCCGCTCGCGCAGTCGCCTGTTAACTAGTTCCAGATGTTGAGCATAATCAGTGCTCGCCTTCATTGTCCGCCGCCTTCCGCCGCTCCATCCAGGCTTCGATCTCAGCGATATACCCCTCGTGTGTAACCGTCTCGTTAGTCGCATAAACAACCGCGCCGCCGCTATCCGGCCCGCCCGTGATAATGGAGCGCAAGCCGCCGCGTTCCAGGTCGATAATCAGGTTGTGCAGCAGGCTTAAAACCGCCTGCTCCGTATCGCCGCCAATTTTCAAGGCTAAAACATGCCGCCGTTCTGGAATTTGTTGGTTGTCCATATCAACACCTTTTGCAATTTTTATTGCATATATAATAAGGAGGGATTAGCTCCCTCCTGTTGAACTTACGCCTTCGATGGAGCCGGCTGATACTCTGCCATCTTTTTCATCACGGCGAGAGTCATTTTGCAATCGGCTACCGCGCTATGGGCTTGACCTTCAAACTTCAGGTCAAAATACGAAGCGGCTGCCTGCAACTTCTGCCATTTATAGTTACCGCGATAGTCATTCCACTCACCATAGAAGGCCGCGAATTCTTGCATCACGCAGTCATCCCCGCCCCAAGTCATCACCTTCAGATCGTGCTTGACGCAGACCTGATTCAGCATCCGGCAATCGAAGGGGGAATTATAGGCAACGAACTTTTTTCCGGTCAGCGCTGCGCAGATTTTCTCATGCACTTCAGGAAAACTCGGCGCATCCTTCACAGATTCATCAGTAAGCCCGTGCCAGGCCGTATTCGTGATCGGCTTGGTGGGCTTGATCAACTGGTCCAGGATGACATTACCGGCAGGATCAACAATCCCGATCTGGATAATCTGATCGTCCATCTCTAACCCCGTGGTTTCGGTATCCACCACGACAAAATTACCCTTCGTCAGCAGATCCCGCGCCCACTGCGCCGCCGCTCGCTTATCCCGTTCCAGGTCGTCAATCACTTCCTGGACATTTTCGACCGTGGGCTTCTGCGCCAAATGCGGCTGCGACATATCGATCAGCCCTAGATCATCAGGCTCTACATAAGCGTCAACGAGGGGTGCAGCCAACGGCGATCCCGGTTCGCTGGGAGGAGTATTGAGATCTTTACTGAACGGATCATTGGAGGCGAGGGCTTCATCCAGATCAGAACGATCCAGGCCATGAATTGGTTCGTTCAGATTGGGCGGATCTTCATCATCGTCTTCATCAACCCAATCCAGATCGGGCTCTTCCTCACTCACGGGCAATGTATCAACCCTAATCAACAATTCCCACTCGATCACCGTCGCGCCGTTGTGACAGTGGATCGCGATCACGTTTTCGATGTTTTCATGCAGGGTGATGGATGCGCGAGGACCGCGCCATTCGAGTACCACCTTGCCGCTAGGCAGCACGCACCCCGCCGCGACGACTCCCGTTCCACTAATGCCGGTGGGATCTGTCTTGCGGTTCAACTTAAATAATTTCATTTGCTGTTCGTTCATTGCCCTTTTCCTTTTCACCTGGATATATCCGCGCCTATTCTTGGTCTTGATTCGTGTAGTCCACCAGCTACCCCTCACCAATCAAATAACGGTGGTTGAATATCGGCCTGGTCTCGTCGAAACACATGACCGCACTTTTTACAGGAGAGCTGCTTACCCCCCCATTTTTTACCCGCCGCCCACAGCCGGGACAGAAAAACAACAAGCGGCACGCTGGGATCTTCTGAGTCTGGAATAGCTCCAGTTGACCGGGCATTACTTCTCCCCCCATTTCCCGCGCAGGATATCAACAAACTCATCCACCTGCGACGCATAGGTACACTCATCAATTCGATCTAGGGCATCGCTGATATTCCTCAGATCGCTGAGGATCTTACGTTTCACCTTGCTGGGTGCAGGCCCTTTTTTGGAACGCTTTTTATTTGCCATTTTGATGGCAGAAACCTGCATGTTTTGGCCGTTTTTTGTTCGCGTATCTTCACTCACTGGTAAATGCTTTCCAGTGCTGCCAAAATACTCCGCTTTCCAGCGCCCAACCGTGGGATGAGTCACGCCCAATTGTTCAGCCACCGCCCGGTCAGAAAGTCCGATCCATTCATGACCGCGATCCAACCGTCTGAATAAAACCGCCTTCAGACTCTCGGTGCTCAAGCGCTGACCATGTTTGAGATTCGCTGTCTCGGCATACTCAAACGCCCCAGCATACCCGCCTGGATGAATCTCAGCCTTAATCACATCAAGACCGGCGCGCCGGTGAGACTCCAGCCGGTGGAACCCATCGGCCAGGATGTAAATCTCCTGGCCGCTCTCATCGATGTCACGAAAAACAACAATGGGCGGAAACTCTTTCCCGCTTTCAAGCGCTTCGGCCCAGGCCGTCACTTGGTCCTCATTCAGCCCTTCCAGGCGCACCTGGATCTCAGGTCGAACAACGATCACATCCAGCGCCAGCGGTCGCACAATAACCCGGCTCTCATCGGCAGCCTGAAGCCCACCAAAGAGTTTGTTGTCTACATTCGCCAGCGAGTAATCCTGTCCGTTGCCGAACGCATCCGCCGCCTTGCTCCGATCCCGCCGATCAGCCATCAATCAAGGCCTCCACCCGGTCGACCAGTGCCCAGGCCTGAGCCGCTGCATCGCAGCGCGGATCATGGACGAATACAGGCACCTGGTACGTGGAAGCCTCTGCCCAGGCGATCCGCTCCGTGATGGGCTCCCAGACCAGATCACCGAATTTCTGCTGCAAACTTTTCAGATTCTCTGAGTGTTCGATGGTGGCCGCGCGGTAACGAGTTGGGATGATCCCGCCGATGCCGATGTTGCGCATACCCTGCGCGGCGTCCAGGTGGGTCATGGATTCGGCTAGACCATCGAAGCTCCAGAACTCGCACAGCGTAGGGTACAGAATGATATCCGTCGCCATATAAATCGCGCCGTGCAGCAGGTTCGGTGTGGGCGAGGTGTCAATCAACACCACATCAAACATGCCCAAAATCGGAGCCAGCCGTTTAGCGACCGCGTAAGCATCCGAAATGCTGTTCGCGATGTTCCGCGTTTCGACATTGGAGCCGATGATTCCCAATGTACTCTCTCCGGCGCAGCCGTACCGCTCTGCCGGAATGGGCTTGATCACATCCGTCAACTTGGCATCGCGCACCAGCAGGTCATACAGGCCCGGATACTTCGCCAGCCCGAATGCGCGGGTGGCATGGCCCTGGGCATCGGCGTCGATCATGAGCACGCGATATCCGCGATGCGCTAATCCCGCCGCGACGGTGACGGTAGTCGTAGTCTTTCCTACCCCGCCTTTTTCGTTAATGATCGTGATGATTTTCGCTATGAGATTTTTCATGTTACACTGCCTCCTGTGTGTGTACTGGGCCAGATCTGCTTTCGAGCAGCTTTGGCCCAGTGCCATTAAAAGCCGCGTTTTGCGACTCAACAAAACGAATCGTCCACCCCTCATACAGCTCTCGCCGCATCTCCAACCAATCGCCTGCCGCCCGGCTGGCCTCGATAGTCAACACGCCGCCCTCCCAGGACGCCATCTTGAGCCCGCCAATCATCTTGGCGTAGATGACCGGGTGCACCTTGCCCCGGATCTGGCTGGTAAAAGTTTCCCAGGCCGCGCGCGGATCGAGCTCTGCCGACAGGGGGTCTTTCTTCTCGTCGGAGTCGTTATTTGCAATTTTTATTGCAACCGGAGCGCTCTCGTTGTCCCAGTAATCCGACCCCGCCGCCTCATCGCGATCAACCGCCAGCCGAGTCACGATGCTGGCGATATACGCCATTTTGAGCACGTTATGGACAACCGCCTCTTTGATCGCATCTTCAACTAGATCCGATCCAAAATCAGATTCCAGGGTCATCAATTCAGACAGCAGCAGCGGCGATAATTCGCCGATATTTTCGCGATACAATTTTTCATTGACAGGGTGGGGGGACTCTACTGCTGCTGCTACTGGTTGATCTACTGATTCTTCTACTGCTTTAATTACTGAAGAATCTATATATAAGGTATCGGGGGCGCGCGACGCCCCCACCTGGGGTACATGACGCCCCTGTGTAGGGGTACATGACGCCCCCACCTGGGGTACATGACGCCCCTGTGTAGGGTACATGACGCCCCCATCCACGGGAGCGCGACGCCCCCACCTGATCAACATGAATTGCTGCACGAGAGAGGGATCGCAAATCGGCTCAAACGGTAGTTTCGGCGGCTCCGAATCAACCGGATCGGGCTCATTCAGTCGCAGCCAGTCCGGTTGCAGATGATCCGGGATCTTCTCCGTCAGGCGCTGGTAATCCAAGGCATACCACTGGATGCCCTCGCGCGGCTCAAATCGCGTCAGGACAATGCCTTCAGCCTTCAGCCGTTTCGATAACCGCTTAATCGACGACAGCGCGCAGAGTCCGGGCAGCTCGTCAACCCACTCCGCCTTGCTCTTGTGCATCCACCAGCGGCCCTCTTTAAAGTGGCTGTCGTTTTTATCGTGCAGGCGGTTGTACTCGGTCCAGAAATGAATCCGCTGGATGAACACGGCAGCGCTGAATCCAAAACGCTCTACCAGATACGGCGACACGCTGATTTGTTTTTCATCGACCAGGGGACGAACCTGGATGTTTTCTTTTTTAGCCATAATATGCTATCCTTTTAGTAGCTATCCAGAAGGGGACGCAACCCCGGCGTCCCGAAGAACACCCGCCGCCCGCCTTTACCCAGCGGGCGTGTTTTTTTAGCCAATGAGTTTCCAGCTATGGATCGTCACCACGCAGTCCCGCGCTTTGATCGGCATCCCATGCTCGCGCAGTGCCTCGATCACCGCCGCTTCCGGCGCGTTAAACTTCTTCATAATGTGCGCCACCAGGCGGTCATACTTCTCATGCGTCAGGCGCTTCAGGTCCAGCATAAAAACAGGATGCTCACCTTCATCACCCAGTTCCGCCATCACAGCATACGGAAACTCAATCGGCACGACTGGCGTACCGAAGACCTCGATAAATTCCTGGGCCCGTTCGCCCATCACCGTAGCGGTAAAAACATCCGACATAATTCCCTCCTGCGGTTGCAAAAACTTTTGCATTAATCCAGACTTACAGGTGGTTTGTTACCCCTGTAAAAAATGGAGATCACTATGATTAC